TACACTTCTGTCTTAGCTGGGCGACGAGTGCCAGCTGGGTCGGTAGTGCTGGGGGGACGACCCCGGACAGACCTCATGCAAGAACTCGCAGCGTCTATGGGCAGTGGGCGCTTCCGCGAAAGACCAAACCCACTGTCCGACTTGATTGGATAAACCCCCATGCCCGTCCCCCTCGTTACCCAGCACTACCCCGACGACTTCCAGACTGAAACTGTCCAGTTCACCACCCCGATTGACGGCCAAGCGTTTTTCTACGCTGACCGTGACATCGTAATTGATAGCCTCGTTGTTGGCGTGGCTGTGGCTGGTGGTATCTCATCCGCCATCAAGTTTACGAAGACGACGAGTGGAACTGCAGCCAATCCAGCAGACCCGACTGTTGCCAACATTACCGGTGGCACTGACATCACCGAGACGGTAATGATTGATGCGGTTGCAACAGCCAGTGCACCCCTGCTCTCTACCAGCACCGATGTCAACATTGTGAAGGCTGGAAACTGGGTTGGAGTTGAGCGGGTGAGTGGTACTTTCGGCACCCCCAACCTGATCTTTAGGGTTCGGTTCCGAAGCCGAGTTGCTTGAGAAAGGAGGATGCCATGAAGAAGAAGGGCCCGAAGAAGGGCGGTTGCGGTCGCTGATGTATTGATCCCCCGGAACGGGCCCCGGATGACGCGAAAGCTCTCCGGGGCCTTTTCACTACTACAGCATGCCTGAGACACGCTACAAACTGGATGAGAACGGATTCCCCGAGTTTGAGCCGGTGCGTATTTATGATGCTCCGGCTACCATCCTGACACAGATCTACGACGGGGAGGGTTCGCTGAGCCGGGCAGTGCGGACCATCATGTCATCGGAGTCCCTGAGTCCGGCGGAGCGTGACTCCTACGCCCAGAGGCTCAAGAAGGCACACGGCGGAAATGCCATTACGGACACGGCTCTTGACTTAGCACTCAACCCGCTGACGTGGCTGGTGTTTGCGGTCAGCCCGATTGGACGCAGGGAGTTCATTAAGACGAGGGGCAAACTGCTGAGTGGCCTTGGAGAAATGCAGGGCACCCGCTCAGGCCGGGCATTCAGTCGAATTGCAGAAATGCTTCGACCCCTGCAGGCAACCGGCCTGCTCAGTATGGGTGAGACAACCGCCACTACATCCATCTACCGGGCTCTTGAGTCTCGGCTGAAGGCACTGGCGGAAGAAGAGCAGCAGATTGTCGGTACGGCCCGCGGCAACCTCATGAAGAGGTTGGGAGTGGACGATTTGGACCCTACCCAAATGACCAATCCCGAGTTGAAGCGGAAACTGGAGGAGCTAAATGTTCTGTCCCACATGTGGGCCTCGGGTAATCTGCGTCCTTCGGAGGTGCTCTATCGGTCTTCTACTGCCACGCATGGCGGCGTATTCCGCAACGCAGCCGGGGTGGAATCTCCGCGTCTGCTGAATGCGGCGGAGTACAAGGAAGCCATCAAGAAACGAAAGATCATCGACCCCGCAACCAGCGAGGAGTTGACGCTGGTGGGTGATCCCATCAAGGTCACGAGCGCCGACAAACTGCGTGAGCTGCGTAGCAAGTTCCCCCCGGGAGAACGTGGCAACGTGATGTACAGGGCGATTGAAGAGCGGTTGGAAAACCGGTTTAACGTCAGTGCTCTCACGGAGGACCGAGTGCTGGAGTGGGCACAACGCAATGGAATCCGTGATGAGTTTGTGGCCTACATGGAGGCCAACGAGCGGGCTCGACAGGCAATGAAGACCCGGCTGTTTGGCAAGGTCAATCCGGACAACACGCTTCCCCCCACGTTCGAACTGGATCCGGACAAGGTGATCCGAGTGTTTACCCGGTGGCAGAGGTCGCAGGGAAAGGAGGCCCTCACCGTAGAGGAGTGGGCTCTTGATTCCCTCCTTGGGATGGAAGAGGTCAACAAGCTCCTGCCCGGTTGGGTGAAGCAGACCCTACGACGTGGGGGGAACACTGTGAAGATGGACGAGGTCCGTCGTGTGGTTTCGGAGGTGCTGGGCCCACAGATGGAGCAGACTTATCTCTCCCGAAACACGTTCCGGTTGTACGGTACAGGCAAGGGTGGAGAGACAGTGCGATATGGGCCGAACCACACGGACGCCCTGATGCGAAAGCGAGAGACAGTGGGTGATCCGCTTGAGGTGTCTGGCCTGTACCTGCCCCGTCGTGGAGAGAAGTTGCAGTATGACCCGGAGGACCTGATGGTTCTGCGTCGTGTGGTGGCTGGGTCAGAAACCCCAGCGTCGCTGCGGGCGGCAGACACCGTCATGGTTACGGCTCCCGGTCGTGATCCCATGACGCTGGGGGAATACATTGAACTGACGGAGAACATCGTCAAGTCGGCCAGTGCCCAGAAGTCTCGGGTAGTGACTCACGCGATGGACCACGAGTTGAGCATGCGTAACTACATGGGGGACGCGGCATCGACTGTGGCTCTGCACACGGCTGAGATTCCTCAAAGCATTCGGGACCAGGTCCTCAATGCAATTCGGGTGGGCCGCAAGCAGATGCAGGGGGCTGAGGGTCCCCCCATGAGATTGAGTCGGTCCCAGAAGCAGATCTACGCGGACCAGGGGGTCCGGACGGAGGACCTACCGCTGATGGCGTCTGGGTCGGCCCGGCTGCCGGAGAGTCTCGAGCCGGTCCCCGCGGCTGCCGAGGTGCGAGCAGAGCTGCGAGTACTAAACCCCGACGTTGATGCGTTGAGGGCTCATTTGGCATCTGGCACTGGTATCCCAATTGCCACTCGTATCAAGCTTGAGAAGCGGTTGGAAAAGATGGAAAAGAAGCAGCGAGCACTCCGCCGCCGCATGGAGCGAATTGGGCGGATGGAGGGCCGACCGGATGTGGCTCTTCTCAATCCGGAGGTCAACTCCCGATTGAGCATGGCGGATGCGATTGATGTGGTGCTGGGGCGAGAGAACCTGGAGACGCAGGAGTATTTCCGCAAGGGCATCCTCCCGGCCATGTTTGGTGCGGCGAAGCCACCCCAGCTGTTTGGGTTGAAGATGAGTCAGCAGGCTCGGCGAATGGCTCGTGACTTTGCAGAAGGCCCGGCTGGTAAGTTCCTCTCAAGGAATGGTGGGGCCCTTGGCAAGTCGGTAGTGGACAACGTGCGGGCCTACGGCAACATGTCGGGCTACGAGTTGGATGCCGCCCATGCTGCGGGCGGGTTGACGGGGTATCTGTACGCCACGCACCTGGGCTTCAATGCCGTGTCCGCCATGTGGAACCTGATGCAGCCCCTGCAGTGGGCCACCACGTGGATGGGTGGCACCGAGATCCTGGCGGCTTACGGCAAGGCCTTTAGGCAGATGGGCGGGTACTTGGCGGAACGCGTCAAGTATCCCATGCGGATGGACCCCATGGAACAAAGAGAGTTGATGCGAAAGCACTTTCCCTTGATGGGCAATGCGACGGGGGGACGCGACCTGCTGATGTGGGAAGACGACTTCATCAGCACCTTGGACTCCGCCATCTTCTCCAAGCCCCAGAAGGGCAAGCCATCCCTTGGAAAGTTCCTGCTGATCGACATGCCCCTCAAGTTGTTCCAGAAGGCCGAGCAGCTGAACCGTGTGGTGGTGGCCGAGGCTGGCATGTCGTGGATGCAGAGGTTGCAGCGTGAGTCGGGCATTACGGTGCCTCGAAACGAGATGCTGGACTTTGTGGGCACGATGCAGTCCATAGTGAACTTCAGCCCGAATGCCGTGACCCAGCTGCGTGTGTTCCAGAATGGCGGGGTGCTTGGCAACTCGCTGATGCGGATGTTCCTGCAATATCCCAGTCGCACTGTCAGCAACTTCCTCATCTCCGCCCAGCTTGGTGGGGGGACACGACAGGTTGGTCTGCAGGCAATCGGTGGGCCCTCGGTTGATGTGGCAGCCCCGATTGCAGATGCCGCTCGACTCTTGGGTACGGGTGCGATTGCCTATGAGATTGGCAAGAACATGTTGGGTGTGGATCTTTCGTCCGGCCTGTCGGGTGCCGCAGTAAGCCAGCTGCCCCAGCAGTTCATGACGCAAGGTATCCCCATCCCCCCGGTGGTGGACATCCCACTGCAGTTGATTTCAGGTTTGGCCCAGCAGGACCGGGAACAGTTCCGTCAGGCCATGTTCCGCGTGCTACCTGGCGGTCTTCAGTTGCAGAAGATGTTTGGCTCCATACCTGCTGTACCCGGCGTGGGGGGACCCTTTGGGCTGGTTCAATCGCAGTACGCTGATTGGAAGAACCCCGATCCGCAGGGTCTGGTGCCGGTGTATCGGGATGATGGCACGCTGCAGTCCTACGAGAAGCCGCTGGATCTTGTGTTGCGTGGGGTGGGTGCGGACTTCAAGAAGCTGAAGAGTCCGATGGAAGCCACTAAGTTCCTGCTGTCCAACCGGGCGGAGATTGTGGACCTCAAGCGCAAGTACAAGGACGCGGTGCTGGGCAACAACATGGCCGCTGCTACGGCGATTGAGGCTGAATACAAGAAGCGATACGGCCTACCCATGACAGTCAAGCCGTCGGAGTGGGATAGGGCCATTGAGTTGCGTCAGGTTCCTCTGTTTGAACGCATGACTCAGCAGTTGCCACAAGACATTCAAGGACAATACGAGCAGGTACTCCGTCAACCGGGACTTATGCGACCTGAGAACCCGCAACAAGCTGATACTGCACGTCAAATGGAGACGTTGCGGAGAATGTCTGAACCAGATTCTTTCTGATCTGCACCCATGGCATAGGCCACGACATTCTCGGCAGTCAGTCGTTCAACCCACGTTGTAAAAGCACTTGCACGATCCGGCTCGTCTGGATGTTCTGCCTTCCATCGTCTGTACAGCATGAACACCGAAGCAAGGATGACACCTGCCTCTTCCACGCGGAGGGTGTGCAGTGCTTCAAGCACACGGATACGTTCAGCAAACCGGGTGACCATGCGTTCAAGCATGTCAACATGTGCTTGGGTATCTCCCTTCTTCTTTCCCATGGGGAGCCTTGGTGTGCGGGGACCACCACTGACACGGTGTCGGTATGAGTTCATATTCGGTACCAGAATTGAAACTTGGTTTTGTCTAGGGTTGCTCGGGCTGACCATTGACAGGACTTGGGCGGCTGAACCCTGGCCCCCGATCCGAGTACGCCGTCCATGGCGTCCCGGATGGGGGTGGGGATCTGGAGGGAGGCGACTCGCCAGTTTCCCCCTTCCAGATGTGCCGTGAAGTCTAGCGAATCTCCCAGACGCAGCAGGACGCCTTTGGCGGGTTCCGACTGGTCTAACCACCCCTCCAGTGCCTCCCGGGAGGGGGCCCCGTGTAGGGCATCCCAGGACGCTAGGAGCCATTGGGAGCGTCCCCCCAGCGGATGGGGGGTTTCCCACACGTCTAGGGCACACCGGGACCGGTGGAGGCCTCGGCGGGGGGACAGGGGCACAGGGGGTACTGGGAGGGTCCCCCCACGTATGGTGGTCCACAGGCGGAGGGCCCGGGGGTTACGGACGTCAGGCCGAACGAACTGAAAGTGGGCCACCCCGTTTCCGGAGTGACCCCATAAAGAAGCCCCTTGGGCACCGGTCAGGTAACCCAAGGGGCGATCGTGGGGGGACGACAAGTGGCCATGGTATGGACTGCTTCCCACGGTGCAAGTCCTGGCCTGTGTGTCAGCTCAAGCTGAGGGCGGACACCAGGAACTCCTTGAAGTACTTGGTGCCGGGCTTAGCCTTGGACTCGTCGTAGCGAGCCCGGAGCTTGACAGGGATCACGTTGCCGTTGGCTAGACGCTCGCTGACAATCTGCATGGCAGTCTGCAGATTGTCGGGGCGACGACCCAGCAGCGTGGTGAGGTGGCCCTTGAGCCGCTCCATCTCGATGCGGGTACGGGTCTTGCCGCCCTCATCAGTCAGTTGGGACGGATCGTTGGGCAGGGTGAAGCGGGCACCCGAAAAGCTGCGAGGCTCGGGGCTGCCCGGATCTTCGACCATCTGGTACTGAAACGTGACGTCCACCGCCGGGAACATCTGGCCGTCCTTCTGCTTGAACTCACCCTCTTCGAGGTTCATTCCCGTGACGAGCACGGCGTGGTCGCCAGCATCCGGACGCCAGCCAGCGGCTGACCCCTCGGTGTTGGCTTCCACAGAAGCGAATGCGGCGTTGTAGTTGGCGAACATCGTTGACTTGATACCACTCATGAGTGACTACCTTTCGTGAAAGGGGTTTGAAATGGAGTGAGACACGGAACGAAGTAAATTGGAAGGCAGGGGTGAGACACCGTCGAGGGCCCACCCCCACCCTTCCGGGGGATCGTCGTCAGGAGGCCAAGGGAGATTGGATACTCCCATCACCCGTCATCGGGCATGTTAGCAGGGGCGGCTGTGCAACCATCCCGTGCTTGTTACGACCATTGGCTGGCTCCTGACGTGCACAGAAAATTACGGAGTGTTGGCTGTCTTGTAGGCCTCCTCGAACAGGCCCCATGGATCCACTGCACCAGTCACGTCGATGTCGGGCATCGGCTTGAGGGTGCGGGTACGGATGAGGCGGATGTAGCGAGGGTCACGGAACGAGATGGTACGGACGATGGAGGGTCGCATGCTGCTGACCTTCTGCACCACCGTCTTGCCACCGGCATTGATGGTCCGCTCTTCCGTCACCGGAGTTTCCTTAGACTCGCTACGCATGGGGGCGATGATCTCAACCACCTTGCTCAGTCGTTCGCGGAGACCAGGGGGGAGGCTCAGGTAGTGCTCCTCCACCTTTGCCCCCTCCCCAATCTCCACCCAGTCGCGGCTCAGGTGAGCCAGCAACCAGACACCGTACCCGTGGGATCGCAATCTATGGGCCACGTCAATGACGGTGTCGTAGAGCTTCTCCCATGCCGCAGGACCGTGGGCCTGCTCGAACAACTCACGGCCCATCTGCTTGGCCACCCAAGGCTTGAGCAGACGGATCATGGGAATCATCGTGTCGATCACCACCATGGAGGGACGCTCATCCCCGTTCTTGGCCATGTCGCACAACTGCTTGATCTTCGCTTCAACGTGGTCCCACGTGAGGATCAGCGGCTTGCCGTCCACATCCATGGGGCGACCGTCAGGTCCGATGCCTGGCCACACTGCACACTTGGCGTGGGGGGACACCGTGGACGAGAGGTCGAGATTGATGACAAAGGCGTCGGGGCAGGACTGGAACAGATAGGACTTGCCGCTGTTCTGCTCACCCACAACCATGCCAAAGAGGTTGCGAAGGGAGTAGAGACCAGGCCCACCCTGAAAGCCGAGACCCTTGTAGGCACGCACAGGTGGCATGCCCGACGATGTTGTTTGATGAATGCTCACATGCTTCCTTGCTGGCGAGCGATCTCGCCGAAT